GCGCCTGTGACTGATACATAAGTAGAACCAGACCAAGAACCAGCAGTTCCGCTTAATGTTGAGCCTGTACCCAAGCTGAAAAAAACACTAAATCCTTCGCCGTTTGTTGTTCCATAAGTTCCAGTTGTATCACCAGCAATAGTTATAAAAATTTGAGTCCATGTGTTTGCACTAGAAATTGTGTAACTAAATGGATAAGACCTAGTTCCATTTGGTGCATTTAAAGCACCTCCAAAAGTTCCAGTTAGGCTTGATTGAACCCAAAAAGAAACCGTTATAGTTTTAGCGTTAGCAGTCCCAAAGCCAAGGTCTGCTACGTTGTAGCCCTCAATAGGTTGTTGCAGACAAAACAATTCTCCGCTACCAACAGTATAGGAAGATAAAGAAGTAACTTTAATGCTGTTATTAAATCCCGCTGGTGCTGTTGTAACTTGTTGAACGCTATATTTTGATGATTGGCTTAATCTGGCTTTCCATCTATCTAATGTATATCCTTCTGCTGTAGGAGTAACACTAGCACCATTATTCCTTTGGTCAATAACCATCGCACCATTGATAATGCGGTTCTTCATAATAGAAGCATTACCAGCTCCTAATGTTGCATAAGTCATTGGTAGCGCTGTTACAGTGCCAAAAGAACTATTTTGAACTGTGCCTTGGCTTGGAGCAATAGTGTTAGTCTGTAAACTCGTGTATTCAACCCAAATGTTATTTGTGCCGCTTGGTGGAGCAGAAGTAAAAGTTAAAGTTGTACCAGATACAGTAAATGCACTTGATGGGTTTTGAACTACGTTAGCTACAGAGACAATAATCTGCGCTGCAGATACAACTGAAACCGGTAAAGTAAATGCCGTAGTTGAGCCGTTGCCTGAAAAATAAGCAACTTGTGGGGCGTACTGCTGGACGGAGAGCGAATTGCCGAGATATGCCATGTTATACCGCTGTCAAAGCTGAAATCCAAACATCACCAGAAGTGGCTGCGCTATTTACTACAGATAATGAATCACTTGCAATCATAACTACTCTATTGCCTTGAATGACCTCAATTGAACCGCCAACAGGAATAGTGGCTTGATAAACCAAATAATAGTTCACTGAGCTGCGAGTAATATATACCGAAGTTGTAATAGGAGCATTAGTTGTATTTGATACGATGCAGCTAGAAATAGCAACTGTACCTGAGGAGATACTAGAAATTACAGTAGAGGCTGATGTGCCTACGTTCTTTGCTGCATACGAGGTATTTGAATAAGTAGTCATGTTAGCCCATCATAAATGATAAAAAGTACGCAACGTCATTAGAAGCGCCAGCAGCCCAAACTGGGGGTGTGCTTGAACCTTGCGAAGTTAAAACCTGTCCAGTCGAACCATACTGTCCGTTAAATGCCACCGCACTAGCAGCATTAATTGTCATCGCATCGGTAGCAGCATTATTAATCGTAAAGTGAATAGCGTTTGAGCTATTTGTACCAACAGTTAAGTCAGTACTTTGCGCATATAAATACACCATGCTAGGCGAATTTAGAGGTCCAGTCCCTGTATAAGTAGAACTATTAATACCAAAGTCGCCATAGTTTGTTGAAGCTGTGCCGCCATCAGAACTTACAATATAGTCTGCAGAAGCTGCTGTGCCATTTAAACTATTTTGGATAATCATCTGGGCGTAACTATTTACGCTAGTTTGATAAGAAGCAAAAATGCCTGTATCCGAATAAGTTAAAGTACCGTAGTTGTATGGCCCTTTGTTTGTAGAACCTGTAGTACTAGCAGTTGTTGTAAGGCTGTTCAGCGACGCAGACGAACCAGTATAGATTGAGGTTTCGGCTGGATATGTACAAAATACCGTTAATGAATTTGATGTACTAAAACTAACTTTAGATGGCTGTGTGCCCGCACTATTTGCATAAACTGTAGTGCGCTGTAAAGTGTTTGGGGTACCAGATACGATTGTGCCAAGACCCACTTCCCATGTATATCCAGCAGGGTCGTAGATTGTGTAATAGGTTGTGTTGCCGTTACCAATGCCCGAGACAAAAGACTGATAGCCGTTAACAGCGCCAGCTAAATTAACAGTCCCTGTACCGGTAGATACTGTACCGGTTTCTTGTACTCGGTCAGCAACAATAAAGGTCATTTAAAACCCTTAGCTTGTTGCGGTGGTGTTATAAGTTACGGTTACGGTATCGCCAGCAGTAACAGTTTTAGAAACAGAGAATCCACCTGCGCTCCACAATGTACCTGTGGTAGAACTAATTGTTGAAGAAGCGCCTGAACCTGTAACTAAGAAGCATCCTGTAACAGTACCGCCAGCACCAGTAATAGTATATGTAACGGCAGTAGCTGCGCTAGTTACAACGTTTCCACCAGAAGAAGTTACGTTATTACCAGTAGCGGTAGTAAATACAGCTGTACCACGAACTGCGGAACCACCAACTGTGTAGTTAGTAAATTCAGTCCAGTCGCTGTGTGAAGCCATTGTATCTGTTGGGCTGTAACCTGTAGAAGAAGAAATCAAACCAAGGTATGGGCCAACCAGTGTATATCCTGATGCGGTATACAACAAAGTATTCATTGCAAGAATCTTACCTACTTGCATTACTTGGTTTTCAAAACCGTCTTCCCATTTAACGCTACCATCTGCATCACGGCAGACTACATGGTAAAAGCCTTCAGCGGCTACGTTTTCGATATTGGTGGTGTTAGCTTGTAGGGTCGCCACTGCGTGGTCGCCGTTACCAACAAATTCTTTTTGCATAAAAGCTCCTAACTAATTCTAATAATGGCGGTTGTCGCCGTGGGGGTTGGGAATGTTACAGTAAAAGTTCCTGCCGATGTGTTCGTTTTATCCGAACCAAAATCCAAAACCGCTACCGCTGCACCAGTAGTACTATTATATATTAAGGCACACCTAGCAGTAAAGCTGGCTCCAGTCCAAACAACGGGGGCAAATGAAATATAGGAAGTGTTTGAATCGGTGTTACCTACGGGTACTTGAGTGATTGTTAGGGGTTTTCCCCCTGCCGTATAACCAGCGCCTGTAACTTCATTAGCCGTTGTGTAAGCGGTTGTAGCGTTGTTTAATACTGCGTTACCGGTATAGAGGGCGATATTGTAGGTGTATGGGGTTCCAACAGCAAAATTTTCCAACCCGCTGAGCAGGTTGGTTTTAAATGTAGTTGTTTGGCCTTGAACAATGTTGGACATTATGAACCTCTACCACCAACATTAATTTTAAGCTGCCCATCTCTGTAGAAGTCGCCACGCTCCATACCATCTGCAAGGCGTTTGAGCTGGGATAAAGACTCTTGGTACTTGTCTTCATAATACTTAACCAAATCGGCTTCACCCTTCATAAACAGCATGGCTTCACGCATAGCCCCATAGAATAAAACTGGATCGTAGTTATTGCCAAGCCAGCTTTGGCCAGTAGCATTTGATATGACGCTTACTGTAACAGAAAAGCCGCTGCCAGTATTACCAAGGGAAGAACAAGAAAGAATATCGCCCACGACATAAAAGTTGCCGCCAAAAGTAATGCTACAGGATGTGACGACACCTCCAACAATAACAATATCTGCTGTAGCATTAGCACCCGAACCTCCAGTTAAAGGAACATTTTGATATATACCGTTGGTGTATAAAGAACCGCCAACTAGAGAATTAACTGTAACAATTTGACCCTGAACAATCGTTGGTGGGTAATAGAAATAGTGCATCTCTACTGTGTAGTTTTGGTCTGGGGTAGGTGCTAGAAGATAAGTCATATCCTCTAAATTAGAAATCTGGCTACCAAACAAAGCGTAGTATTTTGGTAAACCCGTAGCAGTAGCTGTTGGGTATGCTTCGCGCAGAAAGTTAACATCTTTACTTAAAAGGTAGTTATAGCTACCAGAAGAATCAATAACCGCAATAGAATAATTAGCCAGCCAGTCAGTAGGTAAAGCTACATAAGGGTTAGATGCTGTAAGAGTACCTGTGACATTTTTACGTAATGAAGGTAGGTTAACGCTGTTGTATATACGGTCTTCAGCCTGCTGAATAAAAACAGGGATACTAGCTACGAATAGCTGCTCTGTATTCTCGGCGTAAGCTTGTATGTTGTTATACAGCGTTTCGTAATTCATTAGGCTAACGGACCTCTAGAAGTAAAGCCTTTAGTAGCAGCACCTTTACCACGTTGCGCTACGCCATCAGTTTTAGTTTTAGCGTAGTTACCCTTAGTAGTTGTGCCTGCACCAATATTGGCGTTATTCATAAACTCTGCGCCGGTTTCTACTGACTCTGCTGGCAGTTCATTTCCGACAGTTTTACCACTCATTGTGTGTGGCTTAGCGTATGTGCTTGCTGGTTTGTTATTAATAGCCATGATTATTTTCCGTTAGCAGATACTTTAGCCAAGCCACGTCCGACAGCTTCCATTTTATTCTGGTCGATGCCGCCAGCAGTACCTTTGCCAACTTTTTTACCTACTTCAATGCCGACGCTTGCGCCGTCATCACCTAAATTTCTACCTTTGGTTTTACCCTTGCTTGTAATTCCATCGGCTGCGCTTCTATATCCCATGTTCTACTCCTAGTTAATTGTTACTGTTCCAACCTGCCCTTGACCCACTAAATAGTTAGGCGTTTCATTATAGTCGTAGCCCTGTCCTACAGGATTCCAACCCCACTGTGTATCGCGACTACCACCACCTTGATAGTTATAAGCCGTCAAACCTGATGCCACATAACTATTATCCCGTCTTGGCTCCCTAACCGCTTGTGGGTCGTTAACGGGGTACATACCTAACTGCAATTGTGGGTGATCTGGGTCCCAGCAGGTCTTACAAACTTTTAACTGATACGGTTTGGTCTTAATAATCTCCGTACGTAGTTCAGTTAGTTTATACCTAAAATCACACCTATCACACTGCGCAATTGCATATTTACCGGATGAAAACTTATTAGGCATTATACTACCTCAAACCTATTTTTCTTACTTATATTTTCAACACCACGTATAAACCATAAATTGTTCGGAGTGTGTAGTCCAGATACTTTTTCTCCCTGTAGTGGAATAATGTGGTCCACATGCCACGGTTCTTTGTTTTCACGTGTTAACATGGCGGCGACTTGATACAAGCAGCTTATTTTTAGTTTATCAAAAGCAGTCAACCAAACTGGCGTACGCTGTTTAACAATCTTTTTGCGTGCTGCGACACGTGCATTAATTTTTCCTTTATTTGCTTGACGGTACTGGCGTTTCTGAGCTAGTATTTTTTCTTTATGCTTTTCGTAATGTTTCTTTTTATACGCAGGTTTACTTGAACGCTTATTGTGTATGTCGCATTGTAGGCAGCATCTATCATTAACCCTACGTTTACTTAAATGCCCATTAACGCAGGGTCTTCCTGTAAAATAGTGCGTTAAACCTAAAGCAGCCGCTTCAACACGCTCAATAATGTCCATTAGCCACCCCCGAGGAACATCCTACGAGGCACAAACCGAACCGGTGCTTTTTCTCTATCTTCTTCGGCAGCCAACTGGAACTGCTGCTCATAGTCGGCTTTTAAACCCGCAATTCGTTGGGGGTCCATATTTGGTAACTTCATGGAAAGGTAATATGCTAAACCAGCTACCATGCAGTTTAAAAAGCGGAAAGGAATATCTTGGGTATTCACACCTGTACCATCGTCTTGAATACGACGCAAACGCCAGTAAACAAAAGTATAGGTTTGAGAACCATCTGGCGTAGGCCAGACTGTGATTTTGGGAGCGTCTACACCGCCTGAATTAACGCCATTTGGATTGGTGGTGCTTGGGTATGTTGCGCCTGACATACGTTGAATCCAGACCTGAATAGGACGTCCTTGGCTCAGTTTATTTGGGATTGTGGCGTATGTTGATACGCTGATGCGGCTAATGTTGATATCTGTCTGTGTCGCCTGCTGACCGGCATTTGTACGGATCTGGTGTTCTAAAAGGTCGATTGTGTCAATTGGCAAGTCATATGTGTTTTGACCTTGAACAAGAGTAATCTGCCCCTGCTCAATAGTCCACATGTTAATGCCACGATTTGCCCACTCAATAGTAAGCAAATTCAAAGAACGACGCGCAGTCCTAAAGTCATAGCCAGTACGCAGCTCAGCACCACAACGCTCAAAAGCGTCTTCAATCAGTTCCGATAAATCTAGATTAAACGACGAGGTGCCAGAAGTTGTCATTACTTTGCCTTTTTAGCAACTTTAGTTGCTTTTTTAACAACAGTTTTTTTGGCTGGAGTCTTTTTAGCTGGACGAGTTGTAGCCTTGCGTACGTATTTACGCTTAGGACGTGGCTGAAAATCTTCTGATACTGGGAAAGGCCAAGCCGCAATCTCCGCTTTAGGAAAAACCAATTCTTCCTGCGGCTTTTGAAACAAGCTCATCACCCATGCAAAAACGCTACGTAATCTCATTTTTTCCTTGCTGCTCTCATGTTATCGACTAAATTAGGATAAGGTCTGCCAGCCGCTTTAGCCATAGCTTTTGCGCTAGACTTTTTGGCTTCCGACATTTTTTTTGGTTTGCCTAATCCTTTTGGGCGCGGCTTATCCCAAACCTTACCGCCATCTTTTAGCATAACGGCGCTTTTGTTTTCTTTAGGTCTTTTAGATGGAAGCATTGCCCCCATCCCGCGACTAGCTTTCATTGTTTACTTCTTGCCCATGTAGCCGCCGCCGCACATTTTTTCTACGTGGTCGTCGTGAATCATATGACCTGCGCTGTGCTCGCCAAAAACTTCAGCATGTGGCTTGTGACCAGAAGCGTGCATCTTCATTGATTTAGCCAGTGTTTCGTGTTTGATGTTTTCTACACCAGACTCGAGGGGTGCGTGATCCATTTTCATACCATTCTTCCTTTTGTTAAACCTTTAGTTGCAATACCACAGCCCTTTACAGAGCCACCTTTTTTAAGGGTAATCTTAGTGCCCTTGCCACCTTTGTGTTCTTGAGCGTCGTGCTCTTTGAACGCTTTCTTAATCATAGCAATGTCTTGTTTCTTATCCATTGCCATTTCTTTTTTTGATTCTGATTTGGATTCTTTTTCCATAACTTTACCGCCTTTTTTCATGCCGTCTTCTACATTTTTTGGGTTAAAAGGCTCATCGGTTTTAACGCCATGTTGTTTTTGCATTGCCATAATTTTTCCGCCTCGTTTCTTTCCAATAAACTTGTTTAAGTTAATATCAGGTACACCTTTTGATGCCCCCAAAACGCTACCCATTCTGGTCTCTTGACGGTTGATCATTCCTTTACCACCACGAGTTATTGACGGGCTACCGCCCATACCAAACTTACGACCTTTGTCAGCTTTTAAAAACTCTTCGCCAACAGATGCTTTAATCCCTACCTTCTTAGCAAAAGCTGGATTCTTAGCGATTGCTGCCATGAAGTTGTGCTGTTTTTTGGAAGTGCTAGGCACGAGTCTTACCTCTTTGCGCTATACCGTCATGGTGCTTAAACAGCTTAACTTTACCGCCTTTTTTGTAGTTAGCTTTTGGATTAGGCATCAACATTCCGTGCATCATTTCCATATCTGCTCCGCCACCGCCAGCTCCTGCTCCACCGCGTGATGCAGCCATTTTAATTGCTTTTTTCTCGTATGGGGCTAGTGTACGTGAATCTGAACGGTTTCTTGCAACTTCATTTTCTATTCTGCTTTCACCCATTCTATTTGGGCTGTACTCATCAGAAGGTGCTTGCGCACCAGCCACAGTTATTTTTGCGCCCGGATATTTAGAAGCTAAATCATCTGCCATTACTTACTCCAGAATCCTTGAAACAAATTAGCCATAATAGCACCAATTAAAGCTGCAGCGCCGCCAACACCAAGTAACAATCTCCAACCGCCATGAGCTTCAGCCAAAGTTTTTTGAATGGCTTGAATAGCAGTTTTAATTTCAGACATCTCTTTTACCATCTTGTCCA